CCGGAATATTAAATCTTGAAAGCATTTTATCATTTCCGGCGGCAATCTGTTTTCCATCAACCGTTGCAATGACACCATGCCCAGCTATTTCTTCCACTTCTGTGATTAAATTATTGTTGATTTCTTTACCATATGAATCTTTTAAAGAAATAGAAATTGGATGATTGGAATAGTTTTCTGCATATGCAGTTAGTTCTAATAATTCACCAGATGAAATTCCTTGAGGAACAATATCTTGTACCTTAAACACTCCCTTGGTAAGGGTTCCTGTTTTGTCAAATACAATTGTTTCTGCCTGCGCTAAAGCTTCAAGGTAGTTGCTTCCTTTAATTAAAACACCATTTAAAGAAGCAGCACCTATTCCACCAAAGAAGCTCATTGGCACTGATATAACAAGGGCACAAGGACAGGAAATGACAAGGAATGTGAGAGCACGATATACCCATTCAGAGAAAGTTGCTCCAGGAATTACCAGAGGCGGTAAAATTGCAAGAAGTGCTGCCAATATTACCACTACTGGAGTATAGTACCTTGCAAACTTTGTAATAAAGTTTTCGGAGTTAGATTTTTTACTGCTTGCGTTTTCTACCAAATCTAAAATTTTGCTTACTGTTGATTCACCAAATTCTTTAGTGACTCTTGCAGTAATAAGTCCATTAATGTTAATACAGCCGCTTAAAAGCTCCCCATCTACTGTAACTTCACGGGGAACAGATTCACCTGTCAATGCTTTTGTATCAACCATGGAACTACCTTCAATAATAACAGCATCCAGAGGGATTTTTTCGCCAGCACGAATAATGATTGTTTCTCCAATTTGAACTTCATCAGGATCAACTTTTTGTATTTGCCCATCACGTACTACATTTGCATAGTCAGGTCTAATATCCATTAGACTTGCTATGGATTTTCTTGATTTATCTACTGCATATGTTTGGAAAAGCTCTCCCACTTGATAAAAGAGCATTACGGCAACGCCCTCAGGGTACTCTCCGATAATAAATGCACCAATTGTAGCAATACTCATCAAAAAGTTTTCGTCAAATACTTGACCCTTTAGAATGTTCTTTACCGCCTTCAGTACGACATCTCCGCCGATAATTATAAAGGACGCTAAAAAGAGCCCTAATCCAATAGCGGAATTATTTGCCTCTACATACAAAGCGGTAGCAAAAAGAGCCGCTCCGATAATAATTCGAATGAAACGTTTCTTATTAGCGTCCATATCATCACCTTACGCTTTCTTAACTTCTACATCTGGTTCTAGCTTTTTAACAATAGCTGTCGCTTGTGAAATAACTTCGTCCATCTTTGAATCATCTGCCTCTAACACCATTTTAGTTGTCATAAAGTTTACGTTTGCGGCAGTAACACCAGGGATTTTTTGCACAGCGTTTTCAATTTTTGCTGCACAGTTTGCACAGTCAAGACCAACAAGTTTAAATGTTTTTTTCATTTTAGATACCTCCATAAATTGTTTAATTCATAAATAGTTTTATCAAGTCGATAACAGTTTTATCCGATATGCTATAAATAATATGTTTACCCGTTCTTCGACTTTTTACAACATTTGCATGCCTCAAAATACGTAAATGGTGTGATAAAGCAGATGAATTGGTTGATAGTATACTTGCCAACTCACCAACACAACATTCCTTTTCAGAATATAGCGTCCAAATAATTCTAATTCGTGCTTCTTCCGAAAGAATTTTGAATTTTTCAGACGCATTGAGAATAATTAAGTTTACAGCATCATTTTGATGTGAATTGTCAAAGTGGGTGCTCAAAGAATATCCTCCTTTCATAAAAATCTTCATTTTAATTAGTTGAACAATCACTCAACTGTACCTATATTATAGTTGAACAATCACTCAACTGTCAAGAGGATATTTGTAAAATTAAAAAAATAACAAAGACACGCAACTTCTGATGCGTGTCTTTGTTATTTAAATATAAATTTGTAGTTCTATTTATGCGAATGTCCTACATGTAATTTGGCAAGTTCTATAATTTCTGTAATATGCTCATCATCTAAGCTATAAAAAATATTTTTACCATCACGTCGTGATTTTACAACATGAAAATCCTTCATTGTTTTAAGTTGATGAGAAATAGCTGATTTTGTCATACCCAAAGTTGCGGCTAGGTCACAAACACACATTTCTCTGCGATCCAAGGCCCAAACCAAATTTATGCGAGTTGGATCACCCAAGACTTTAAAAACAGATGAAATGGCACTAAGCTCTTGATTATGAAGCATAGTAGCTTTAGCATCCTTAACAACTTCTTCATGAATAATATTGCATTCACACATCAATTTGTCCATCTATTCTCCTCCCTTCCTAGTTCTATCCTATAGTATAGTTAATTACCTACTCAACTGTCAAATAAATATCTGGAAAATCATAATATTACCATATTTGAAAGGTATATTTCTCTTATATAAACTGGTATTAGATATACTTAATATTCAATTGTGCAATAAACGTGAATTAATCTCAGCTTTGTAACAATATAGGTATTGTATCGGAACAGAGTGAATCATTAAATACAACGATAAAACAAGATTTCATAATATAGAAAAAGTCATATATATAGTAAAAAATGGTCGTATTTGTGTTTGAATACTAAAGTTATTTGCATTGTTTTTTCATACTTGCAATTTCTCAATACAATGAGGAATTATGACGGCCAACCTCATAGCTGACCGCCAAAGGCAGGAATAGCTCCTCAAAGGAGGTATTCCCATGTCCTATGCAAATAGACCACCTACCAATCGATACATAGAATTTTATATAGAAACAAAAGACGTTCCAACTCTTATACACAGAGTTGGGGCGTCTTTTTGTTTGTACATAGTAACGATACAAAACGGTGTTTTTTACTGCCGTTCCCCTCCGCTTCTGACATTTTGACAACTAATCAAAATTCAGAAAACGGAGGAAAGCCATATGGCAAATAATTTAGATCAAGATCAAATTAGATTTCCTAAGAGAAGGAAATCCAAGGATAATCCCTACACCATTGGATATGACAAAAATCAAAAAAGTTATTTTTTGAACTTTCCAAATGCAAGTGGAATCGTGCAGCAAATTTATATCGGCCAAGAACTGTATGAAACCTTTAATGGCTTTGAGCTTGAAGATTTAGCCCAGCTAAACGAACAGGAGCGCCATATTGATGGGACGGAGCTGACTGAGGAATATTTGTATCAAAAGCTAACTGTTTTACCCAATGAGGTAGAGGAAGCGATTGATAGAAAGCTCTGTGCGGAAACTATACAAAAAGCGATTAAAACTTTATCCCCTACGCAGCGTAGGCGCTTGATTTTGTACTACTTTGAGGGATTAACTTACGAACAGATTGCAAAGATTGAGGGCTGTAAATATCAGTCTGTGCAGGATGCCATAAAATTGGCAGAAGAAAAAATAAAAAAATATTTCTTAAAATAGCCCTGTGTTTTGCTTTGGAAGTGAGGTAGTAAGTGAAGGGATATTTCTCCCTTATCTGTTTTGGTTTCAAAACAGCCCCTGTACCTTGACAACTTCATATCCGATTTCATAAATACATTAGCTGATGAGCCGGAAACGGACAAGCAACATAGGCAGGAGCGCCAAGACCACCTGTAGGGAAAGAGATGAAATGCGAAGTCACTTACTTGCTAACTGTTCGTTCAGACTTCTTATTTTCCTATCAAAGACGGCCAATAAGAAGGTGCATAGCGGAACCCTCCCGACCTTAAAACAATCTGTGGTAGATTGTTTTGCCATAACCTCATCAGCCTACAATGATACTTCTGTCCAGCCACAGACTCACGCAATGGGGGCAGCCCGGAGAGATCCTCGGGGAGGTGAAAGTCCTATGACGAAAGCTGACCACTTTCGGTTTATGAAATCGCCCTTTGTGCTGGGGATGGTAGTGTCCAGGTACAGCACAAAATAAATTGACTTAATGTCAGAAGCAATGGGGATTGCTCTAAGCTTTTGCCACTTGTAGCAAAAATGATTACGGCAAATAGAAAAAATGAGCAGTCCCTATTTTTGTGATATTAAGAAAGTAAATAACGATTGGAGGAAATATATATGAGTTTTGATATTATGAAAATTGGTGCAGAGCTTGCTAAAGAACACTCCATGGATCATGTGCAATCTAAAAAAGAAGTGGAATACAAGATGTCTATTAAGCTACTGGATATTCTCAAACGCAGAGGTATTGTAAATGATGTTGAATATGACCAAATTGATGAACTCAATCGCCAATCCTTCTCTCCAGCACTTAGCAAAGTATATGTGTAAAAACACTAGCTATATAAAAAAGCTTGTGGTATTGTGTGTTACTAACAGAAGATAAACTTCTGGGAAAGGAGGAAAAATAGATGGCGAAAATAGTAAAAACCATAGAGCCGGTAAGACAAAAAGTGCTTCATGAGCTACGGCCCAAGAAAAAGGTATGTGCCTACTGCAGAGTAAGTACAGACTCAGCAAAGCAGCATACTTCCTATGTGGCACAGACAGAATATTATCAGCAATATATTCAAAGTCGGGAAGAATGGGAGTTTGCAGGCATTTTCGCAGATGAGGCAAAAAGTGCAACCAAGGTCAAAAACAGAAATGAATTCTTGCGAATGATAAAGGAATGTGAAAAAGGCAATATTGATATGGTCATCACCAAATCCGTCACAAGGTTCGCAAGAAATACCGTAGACAGCATCGAAACTATTCGAAAACTCAAGGCACTTGGTGTAGCAATCTACTTCGAAAAGGAAAACATGAATACCATGTCGGAGCAAAGTGAGCAGATGCTGACCATACTAAGTTCTATCGCACAAGGTGAATCAGAAAGTATCTCTACCAATAATCGATGGGGTATCCAAAAGCGATTTCAAGATGGCACTTACAACCTTGGGTGTGTGGCATACGGATATACCAAAGATGACGATGGCAAAATTATCATCAAAGAAGATGAGGCAGAAATTGTACGCAGGATTTATGACGAATACCTGTGTGGAAGGGGTAGCTATACCATCGCCAAAGGTTTAAACAACGATAACATACCAACCATCAGAACTGCTGAAAAATGGAGTGATGGTGTAGTCAAAGAGATTCTGCAAAATCCAATCTATGAGGGCGAACTACTACTACAAAAGACTTATACCACAGAGGGTCTCCCCTTCACTAAAAAGAAAAACAAGGGTGAGGTGCCCATGTACTCTATTAAAGATAATCATCAAGCAATCATCACAAAACATCAAGCTGACCGAGTAAGAGAGATTTACGAATATCGTAGGATACAGATGGGCATAGATGATAGTGGTAAAAACCTAAACCGGTATGAATTTAGCAGTAAAATCATCTGCAAAGAATGCGGTGGAACCTTCCGTAGACAAAAAATCTATATCGGTAAGCCTTATGAAAAAGTACAATGGAGCTGTATTACTCACATAGCAAACCATAGCAAATGCTCTATGAAAGCAGTCAGGGATGATATGATTAAAGCGGCGTTTCTAACCATGTGGAACAAGCTAGTTAGCAATTACAGTGAAATCCTTCATCCCCTCTTAGTTACACTAAAAGCTCTAAGAATCAATGAAGAACAAGAAACACAAATTATAGAACTACAAAATAAAATTACGGAATTAACTGAGCAGAGTCATATCCTTAGCCGAGTTGTGCGAAAGGGATATATTGACTCTGCTATTTTTATAGAAAAGCAGAATGCTCTGAACATAGAGATTGAGGAATACAAGAAAAGGAGAAATGCTCTGTTAGATAGCAATGGCTTTGAAAAAGAAATAGAGGGCACCAACAGAATCCTGCAAATTCTCAAGTATAATCCCACTATTATGGATGAGTACCAAGAAGAACTTTTTATCTCTACAGTAGATAAGGTTTTCATCGGCAAAGATGGAGGCATGACCTTCCGACTCATCAATAACCTTGAGCTAACAGAATATATAGAAAAGGGGTGAACTGATATGCAAACCCATATGCCAATCGGCTATCAAATGATAAATGGAGAAATTCACATAGATGAGCAAAAGTCAAAAACAGTTCAGTGCATTTATGAGGACTATGTTTCGGGAAAGTCACTGTTAGCCATCGCAAAAAAACTACGGGAAAATGGAATCCCTAATGCTAATAACAAAACAAACTGGACCCATGGTGCAGTAGGCAGAATCCTTGAAAATACAAAATACTTAGGCGATGACTTCTATCCCCCATTGATTAACAAGGAGCTGTACGATAAGGCTCAAGTCAAACGAAAGCAGACAGAAACCAGACTGGGAAGGACAATCCAGTGCAATAGCATGAAAAACCAAGGGGTTCTAGCCAACAAAGTCTTTTGTGGAGAATGTGGAGAACCCTACCGAAAATATACGGAACATTGCGGTAAACCATGGGAAAAGGTCAGATGGAAATGTAAGAAGTATATTTACAATAACCGAGTCCTATGCAAAAACCTGTTTTTTACCGAGGACGAACTAAAGGGCGTTTTCATATCTGCAGTAGGAAAATTGATGTCAAAGAAGTATCTACTGGATGAGCCAAAGAAAAGGCAGCCAATACAAAAAAGTGCGGAACTGCAAGTAATAGAAAATCGGATAATAGAGCTTGAGGAACAGGAGCAGTTCTCCTCCAAAGAACTGGCACAGCTTATATTCAAACGAGCCGAAATGACCTATCAAGCTTCTAAGATAGATGATTACGAACCATGTACACAAAAAATCAAAGAATGTCTGCAAGATATCCGTGAGCTGACAGATTTCGATGAGGAACTATTTAAGGCGATTGTAAAGAAAATCATAGTTTATCACGATGGCAAGGTGGAAACAGAATTTATCAACGGTCTAAGAATCAGTGAAATTTTAGAGTATAAACGAAAGGATGAGGGCGATGGCAATACAAAAAAAGACGGTGGCAATTATACCACCGCAAATGAAATATGATAAACAACTTCGGGTGGAGCAGAAAACCTTGCGTGTAGCCGCCTACTGCCGTGTAAGTACTCTTCTAGAGCAACAGGAAGGAAGTTATGAAGCACAGGTAGACTACTATACCAATAAAATAAATAGCAATCCCAACTGGAAATGTGCGGGGATATTCGCTGACGATGGTAAAAGTGCAACAGGAACAGCCAAAAGAGATGACTTTAATGCACTAATAAATGCCTGTATGGAAGATAAAATAGACTTGGTACTCACCAAATCAGTCAGTAGATTTGCAAGAAACACGGTAGATGCCTTACAAAATATCAGAAAACTCAAAGAGAAAAGCATCCCAATCATATTCGAAAAAGAGGGCGTTAATACCATGGAAAGCGGTGGTGAGCTACTCATCACTATCTTAAGCAGTCAAGCCCAAGAGGAAAGCCGTAACATCAGTGAAAATACAAGATGGGGTGTTACCCGTAGATTTGAAAATGGGATAGTACAAGTCAATCACAAGAAGTTTTTAGGCTATACCAAAGATGAAGACGGTAACCTCGTGGTAGTACCAGAAGAAGCAGTGATAGTAAGACGGATTTTCCGAGAGTATCTTGAGGGCAAAAGTAGTATTAATATAGCCAAGGGGCTTGATGCCGATGGCATACTAACGGTAACAGGTCTTGACCACTGGCATCCAGGAACTATAGACAAAATGCTATCAAACGCTTGTGTTATTATAAGCATAACCCAATAAACCCAGTAACAATAAGGTTTTCAAAGGTTATGCTTATTTTATTTCCCCAAATTAAAATAACACTAAGGAGATTACATATTATGAAAACCATAGCAATAGTAAATCAAAAAGGCGGTGTAGGTAAAACTGTTACAGCAGTAAATCTAGCTATTGGACTTGCTAACGAAGGCAAAAGAGTGATTGCTATAGACCTTGATGCACAAGGTAGCTTAACGGTCAGCTTAGGTTATAATGAGCAAGATAAAATGGATACCACCGTTTCTACAGTTCTTGAGAAAATTATTGAGGACAAACCAATCGCACCTAGCGAGGGTATTTTACACCACGAGGAAGGTATCGATCTGCTACCTGCTAACATAGAATTATCTGGACTTGAGGTTACTTTAGTCAACACAATGAGCCGAGAAAGCGTGTTGCGTGAATACCTTAAAGTAATTAATAATGACTATGATGTGGCAGTCATTGATTGCTCTCCGTCATTGGGTATGCTAACCATCAATGCGCTCACCTGTGCAGACGAAGTCATTATTCCTGTACAGGCACAGTATCTTTCCATTAAGGGTATGGAACAGCTTTTTAGAACTATTGGCAGAGTACGAAAGCAGCTTAATCCCAAACTTCAAATTGGTGGTATATTGATTACTATGGTGGATATGAGAACCAATTACACCAAAGATATTATAAATCTCCTACACGATACTTACGGTAGTAAAATTAAAATTTATGACAGCATTATCCCACTCTCTGTAAGAGCTGCCGAAATGAGTGCTGAGGGTAAGAGCATTTATCTTCATGATCCAAGCGGTAAAGTTGCTATTGCCTACGAGGGACTTGTTAAGGAGGTCGTATAAATGAAAAGTAGTGCAAGTAAAATCAAAATGACTTCCTTCGATGACTTATTTGGGGATAATGAAGAAACTACATCTTTTGAAGATACAGCCAACCGTATACAACATATAGAAATATCAAGGCTGTTACCTTTTGCCCATCACCCATTCAAGGTGCTTGATGATGGAAAAATGGAGGAAACCAAGGAAAGCATCGCAAAGTATGGTGTCCTTGTCCCTATCATTGCAAGACCTAAAGCGGATGGAACTTTTGAAATCATTGCAGGTCATAGAAGAAAACGAGCCTGTGAGTTGTTAGAAATTAAAACAATACCTACCATGGTGCGTGATTTAGATGATGAAGAAAGCACCATCATAATGGTAGATAGCAATATCCAAAGAGAAAACCTTTTGTTTTCCGAAAAGGCTTTTGCCTACAAAATGAAGTTAGATGCCATAAAAAGTCAAGGAAAACGAAATGATTTAACTTTAGCACAAGTTGTGCCAAAGTTATCAGCTAGAGAAAAAGTTGCTCAAGATGCTGGTGTGAATAGAATGGAGGTTACACGCTACATTCGCTTAACTGAACTCATTGCTGCCCTCTTAGACATGACAGATGAACGTAAAATTGCTTTTAATACTGCGGTGGAAATTTCCTATCTAACCCAAGAGGAGCAGGAAATACTGCAATCAAAAATAGAAGAATTGATGATTATCCCTTCTATGGCACAGGCTACCAAGCTGAAAAAATACAGCAGTGAGGGCACTATAAACGAAACCGTTATCGACGCTATTCTTTCTGAAACAGCAGATAAGCCTGTAACCGTCACCTTAAAAAGCGAAAAGCTAACCAAGTATTTCCCTAAAAACTACTCTAAAGAGCAAATAGAAGATGTTATTACTATCTTGCTTGAAAAGTGGCACAGTGAACACAAATAAATGAATATGAATTTGTAATGTCCCCTTGACTGATTTAATTCGGCCAGGGGATTTTTCGTTTATAGATAAAATCCAGGAGGACTTAAAATGACTGATTTAAAACTTAATTATCATTACGGAAATGAAGCTGAACAATATTCTTTTTATCGAATACCTAAGATACTTTTTATCGATGAACGATTTAAAAGCCTATCCATTGATGCAAAAATGCTTTACGGACTTATGCTTGACAGAATGGCGTTATCCGTTAAAAATAACTGGTTTGATGGTGAAAATCGTGTATACATTTATTTTACACTTGAAGATGCCTGTGCCTTTATGGGCCAGAGTCAATCTAAAATGGTTCGTATTATGGCAGAGCTCGACGATAAAAAAGGCATTGGATTGATTGAACGTAAAAAGCAAGGGCAAGGTAAGCCTACAATTATCTATGTCAAAAATTTTGGATCTTTAGTAATGGAGAAAGACCGCAGTCCTAAGACAGTATTGAAAAAATTCAGTAAACCTAACTTTATAGCAGAAGATAAGACTTCCGATAATGACAAGTCTGAACAGGAAAATATCGATGAAACTGGCATAATACAGCCTTTACCTGTGGATGCCTCTGTGGATAAATGTGACAGTACAGGTGATTTTTCTCGTGTTACATATGAACCGAAGATGCAGACTTCTGAATATGAAAGTTCTTCACTTAACAAAAAAGGAAGTCAAGACTTTTCAAAATGGAACACTAATAATACTAAGATTAACAATACTGATTTGAGTGATACTGACTCTATCGATCTATCAAAAGGGAGGCAGACACAAAAGGAAGGCGTGACAAGCTCCCCAATAGTGATTGATAGGATAGAAGAAAGAAAATTGTACGGTGAAATTATCAAAGAAAATATCGGGTACAATCATTTTGTAGAAAAAAAGCCTTATGATACAGGTGAAATTAATGGAATTGTGGAATTGATGCTTGATATTGTGTGTAGTAATGCACAGACTACCCGCATAGCTGGACAGGATATTCCAACGACAGTTGTAAAAAGCAGATTTTTGAAATTGGACAGTAGCCACATTGAGTATGTGTTTGACAGTCTTTCCAAAAACACTACAAAGATAAATAACATTAAGGCATATCTGTTGACAAGCCTATATAATGCACCTGTTACTATGAGCAGCTACTATTCGGCCCTTGTCAATCACGATTTATACGGCAAATAAAATACAATTAGCTGAGCACAAAGCTATCTTAACCATTTTCGGTTAGATGGCTTTTTTATATATAACAACATCAAGAGGGGAGGTTCTTTTATGCAGAAATATCTTTTATACAGATTGGTGATACCGCCTTAATGTTCAAGAATAGAAAAAGTTAAAAAAATTAATTTGAAAAGGAGTTTTTTGATGAGACTAAAGTTGAATAAATTAACCCAAGTCATATTGATTGTATGCTTGGTGCTAATGAGCTTAACTGGTTCAGCATTTGCAATGCAAAAGATGTTCTCGGACAGTGTGGGGCATTGGGCAGAAAACATTATCAATACACTTGCGGCAGAAGGTGTTGTAAGCGGATATCCTGATGGACTGGTTCACCCCGATGCTACGATTACGAGAGCAGAGTTTTCGGCATTAGTGGCACGGAACACAAACAGCACTACCACAAATGACAATAACCTTGATGTTGAGTTTAGTGACATTAAAGGTCATTGGGCTGAAAAAGAAATAAATCATCTTATTCTTTCTGACATAATTGAGCCAAATGATTACGGCAGTAAATTTTCCCCTGATGAACCTATTACACGCTATGAAATGCTCCGTATGCTTGTAAGAACATTAGGTAATGGTTTGCATGAAGATAACTGTAAATGCGAAACAGGCTTTACAGACCTTGAAGCAGTATCGAAAACACAGCTTGAATATATCTGTATTGCAAAGAAATACAGCATTGTAGACGGTTTTCCTGATGGAACTCTGAAACCTTTTTGTAATGCAACCAGAGCAGAAGCCTTTGCTATGCTGTTAAACCAAAACAAAGCCGATAAAAAAATAAATGGGGAATCAGTGGGCAAGGAATTCGTTGATAAGGAACAGAAACAGCAGGGGGATGAAAAAAATAAGCCTACAAAACCATCAAGGCCTTCAAGTGGTTCTTCCTCCAGTGGCGGTAGCAGTAGTGGTGGGAGTGATAACACTACCCCTGTTTTTAGCTTTGATTTACAACAAGCTGTTTATGTTGGAGATACCTTAAGGGTTGCTACTGATAGTAAATATGTAACTACTGTTACTTGGTCTTTAGAAAAAGACAGTGTTACCGTTGCCTATGACAAATTCTTGGACGGTGTACTTGGCAATAATGGTGGAAGTATCAAAGCAAAAGAAAGTGGAAACTACACATTAATTGCCACAGCCAAAAACAGTCAAGGAAAAATCACGATCGCCAGAAATAGTTTTACAGTATATGCAGTAGTTACAGTACAACTGGATGCACCAAAGATTAGTTATACCGACAGGGAAGTTGATATAGATTTTGTCTCTGAAAATCTTGGTAGCAATGCAGTAAAATGGACCATTTCCAAAGATGGGACTGTCGTAAATATTGATGATGTAATAGACGGAAAACTTGGTGACACAGGTGGTTCTGTCTTTTTTAGTGAAAAAGGGTTATATACCGTAACAGCTTCGGTGGTAGATGGTATGGGCAACCCTAGTTCAGCTTCAGCAGAAATTACGATTTATTCTAAAGTTTTACTTAGTATGGATTTGCCAAACAACACCTATACTGATAAGCCTGTTTGCATTGATGTAAATTCCCAGAATGCAGATATGCTGAAAATCAACTGGGAGTTATCCCGTAATGGTACAGATGTCATAATTGACGAATACATTGAGGGCATTTTAGAAGACGGTGAAAATATCCGTTTCAAAGAAAAAGGTGTCTATAAGCTGACAGCTTCCATTACCGACGATAACGGTCGTAAATATTCGTGCAGTATAGATATTACCGTATACCCTGTTGGCTTTGCCGGGTTTTATTTGCCGGAGATATTCCACACCGACGACTTGGTTATGGTAGATACCAATTTTGCTGAGATTGGTAATAGTACAGCAAACTGGGTACTTAAAAAAGAGGGTAAAGTAGTTTCTATGGCTGAATTTATCGAGGGTACACTTGGTAATGACGGTGGCTCTATAAAATTCATAAAAGCCGGTAAGTACACACTTTCCGTATCCTTTAGCGATGAGGGTGGCAGAGCATACAGTTATGAGCAAAATTTTCAAGTGTTTGCAATTCCTGTTGTAACCTACAATTTACCGAAATTTGCTCATACGGATAAAGAAATCGAGATTACAACAACATTTGTAAATGTAGGCGATTTGGAAATTGAGTGGCTTATCGATAATACCTACGGGTATCAAGATTGGAATACCTATGTTGATGGGAACTTGGATAACAATGGAGGTAAGATTTATTTCAAACGAGCCGGTGTTTATGAGTTGGTGGCAAGAATTACTGACCAAACTGGACGAGTATTCCTATTTGAGCCCAAAGATAAAATTGAGATTTTTCCTGTTTTAGATTTTGGATTTACACTTCCAAATCTTGCCTATACCGATACCGTGCTTGATTTCAGAACCCACGGAAACAATCAAGTACTGCCTGTGGACTGGACAATTACTAAGGACGGAATTGCAATAGTGTTTGACAGTGCGGTTGATGGCACACTGAATGCTAATGGCGGTAAATTCCGTTTCAAGGAATATGGCACTTATGTTTTAACAGGCACCATGACAGATTACCTTGGTCGTGAGTTTTCTCACAGCGAAGAAATAACTGTTATGCCATTTGTTGAATTTAGCTTTTCTGTACCAAACAGTATCCACTATGGAGCAGATTTTGAGGTTACCATAGATAATACCCTTCACGCTGATATGTATGATGTGAACTGGGTATTGAACGATAAAAACGGTGTAGTAACCTTTGAAGGTTCTCTTGGAGATGATGGTGGTACAATGGCTATTGACAAGCTGGGAACATTCACATTAACAGCAACCATTACCGATAAAGAAGGAAGATTGTTTGCTTACAGCGAAAATATTGAGGTGCTAAACACCGCACCCAGTAAGCCAGTTGTTACAGCCGAATCAACTAGAACTACGAAAGATAACAACTTTTTAGTAAAGATCAGTGCCATTGCCACGGACCCGGATAATGATGAAATTACGTTTGAATGGGACGGAAGAACCGCAGATGATTATTATCCTGTTGGTATACATGAAATTCGAGTAAGAGCAAAGGATATTGCAGGAACATACTCTGAATGGGAAAGTATTACCTTTGAGGTTACCAATCATGCACCTACAGTTACGGTGACAGCAGTTCCTACAAGAACCACGAAAAACGGTAATTTCTTAGTAAATATCTCTGCTATTGCAAATGACGAAGATAATGACAAAACCACGCTTGAATGGGATGGACGTATGGCAGACGATTACTATTCTGTTGGTAGCCACACTATTAAGGTAAGAGCGAAAGATATTGCAAATACCTATTCCGAATGGGAAAGCGTAACTTTTGATATTATGAATCATGCACCTACGGTTACAGTGACAGCGGTACCTACAAGAACTACCAAGAACGGAAATTTCTTAGTAAATATCTCAGCCACAGCAAATGATACTGACGATGATGCAACCACTCTTGAATGGGATGGACGCACAGCGGACGATTACTATTCCGTTGGCGCCTACACTGTTAGAGTACGAGCAAAAGATATTGCTGATACCTATTCCGAGTGGCAGACTGTTACTTTTGAGGTTGTCAATCGTACGCCTATGGTTACAATGACAGCAGTGCCTACAAGAACTGCAAAAAACGGAAAATTCTTAGTTACAACTTCTGTTGCTGCTACGGATGCAGATGGGGATAAAACAACACTTGAGTGGAGTGGTAAAGCAAGTGATGATTATTATGCAATTGGTACTCATACTATCAAGGTTAGAGCAAAAGATGAGGCCGGGGTTTATTCAGAATGGGTAAGCCAAACATTTACGATCAACAATTCAGCACCAACTACACCGGTGATTACAAGAACCCCAAATGGTAATTGTGTAGACCCTGGAAGTGCCGTTACAATCTCAGCAAGCAGTACCGACCCCGATGGAGATATGGTCACATATATTTGGGAAGGACGAGATAGTGAACGACAGGCTTATCCTCTCGGTAAAAATGTGGTGCGCGTAAAAGCTGTAGATGCTACAGGTGCTGAATCGCCTTGGGCTGCTATTGTATTCTTTGTAGCAGATGCAACCAGTGGAGGCGGTATGACTTTAACAGGACCCGACTCTACTATTAATGAAAATGGTCTTGAGGGTGCAACTATCACTCAGTATACTTTTACAGTACCTCCAGTTGATGGGCATAGTGGTAATGACTTTGGTCGTGTTCGTGGTTACAATGTAAAAACCAACCAATGGGATCAATTAAGTTATGGTACTACAAGTAACGGAATTACCTTTACTAATACGCTTGACGCAGGTACTTATTCAAAATTGGAGTTTTATTACTATACAAATCATAATTGTAGTGCGACACGTTCCTAACTGAAAAGGTTAGGCATCGAT